ATATCTTGGAGAACTGCACGGTCCAGGCCAGCTTCTTCTTGTTCTGGAGCACAAAGGGGTATAGGTCCTGCGTGCAGAGACGCCGGGTAAGCTCAGAGATGTACATCCGGTCCCTTCCTGGCTCTGGCGGGGTTCATTGGCATATACTAAATACCCTCCGCACGGCAATCCCCCGTGCCGGGGCTTCCGGGGCCATCTGTGTATGGCGTCCAATACCGTAGAGGTCAGCCTCCTCCACTACAGGTTCCGCTTCAGGAGGCTGGACTGGAGGGAGGAGGCGGGACTCAGCCTGGACAAGGACAGAAGCCCCCTCCGGGCCGTCCTGTCCCACGCCCTCTGCGAGGTGTCGGGCATCTCCCCCTCCTCCCCCGAGGAGGCACGCAGGGTCATAGACGCCATCCCCGAGGCCATAGCCGTCCGTGTCTGGAAGGTGTACCGTGGCTCCCTCCCCCCTGCCCGCAGGTTCTCCACCTCCGGCCTCTACCGGGCACCCGAGCCTTCCGCCTATGCGGAGCGCCTCATGGAGGAGGAGCCTCTGGAGGACGAGGCCCACGACCGTGCGGTAAGGGAGATGGAGAGCCGCTTCGGGAAGCAGGAGGTGGCGGAGGAGGCGGAGCTTAGCAGGAGGGTGCTGGAGTCGGCCCGCAGGGGCAGGGCAAGGATTCCCCCGGCTACCCCGGACGGGGGGGCGCATGGCAGGTAGTATCTCACGTGAGGTCCTGGGGACCCTTCCCCCGCCGTCCCCTGGTACCCCCCCCTCCCGCTGGCTCGGCGTGTCCCCCTCTGCCGACTCCAGGCTCACCCTGGGGGCGGAGCTTGCCAGGAAGTTCGGCGAGGGGGTGCTCCGAAGAGCGCCTGCCCAGCACGTGCAGGCGGTAAGGAAGGCGGTCACCGAGGCCTGCGGGGAGATTATCCAGGTCGGGGCCAGGGTACGGCCGCTGTCCATAGACGGTGCCCCGGCCGGGTGGGTCAGGGGGTTCCACGACACGGAGCGCCGTACCCTTGCCCGCTGGCTGCCGGACCACCGGGAGTTCGTCTTCCGCTGCCTCCTCCTGTCCACCACCCTGGGGGAGGAGGCCATATCGTCCCTGTCCTCCCTTGAGGTCACCCGCCTGGTCAAGCTGGTCATGGCCATGGGGGACAGGGACGCCTCCCTCTACCCGTACCTCTCCGCCTTCTCTACCACCAGGGAGTCCGAGTTCCTCTGGCATAGCGGCGGGGACTATGCCTCCTTCAGGGGCCTCTCCATCCCCCTGCCGGACGGGAAGAGCATGACGGTCCTCTGCCCGTCCGACCATGCCCGCCTGTGGGCCTCCCTCTGTACCTACCGTGAGCAGGCCAAGGAGAGGCTGGACGATACCTGGAACGCTGCCCTGATAATGCGGGCATGGGCAGGCAGGTCCGTGGACGGCCTCGTGGCCGAGCTTAGGACCGCCACCAAGCAGCTACGTGTGGATGTCCCCGAGCCTTGGGAGAATATCGTCGCCACCCCGCCCGACAGGGTGCTCGACGACGGGTGGGCGCACCTGGAGAACATGGAGACGAGGGAGGGCATGCTCAAGGAGCTGTACGGCATGCTCGGCAACGACCGGCACGAGCGCCTCATGCAGGAGTTCGAGCGCCAGCAGCTCGATGCGGCCGAGAGGCGCAAGCGGGAGATAGAGGGGATTGTCGCACGCCGTGGGGGGCCGGGAATCAGCGGGGAGGTCATTACCGTGCAGACGGAGGAGGAGGCCTCCAGGAAGGAGAGGGACATGCGGAGGGGCAGGCCCAAGCCCGCCTCCGTGAGCAGGGAGAGGACCGAGACGGTCCTCGACATCAGGGAGAAGCTGGGGAAGTACCGGGGCTAACCCAGGTCAAGCATCCCCAGGATGCCCAGTGCGACCAGCGCCCCGTAGGGGACAAACACCACAAGGATGACTAAGGCTACTGCTATCATTAGCTTGCCTATACCCTTAAGCATCCACAACAGGATGTTTTCGGCCCTATAGTTCTTGGCCCAGCGGCGTGCTCTCCTTCTCCCCTCGCTCTTGCTGAGGAGCCTTTCGCTGTTGTCGGGCATTGCCTTTTCCCTCAGTCATAGTATACACCACGGAACACCAGATTGCAGGGGTAAACTACCCGAAACGGCAATCCTCGTTTAGCCGACTGCCGTCTGGCTTATTAGGGGCAAAGGAATCGAATCTATCGTTTCAAGAGGCGGAGGGGTATGGCGGAACAGGATACAGTAGCAGTAGCAGGCCAGCAGGCACCAAAATCCTTGGACGACGTAATCAAGGGGCTTACCGGGTTCGGCCTGGAGGAGGTGGAGGAAATTCTTACCTTCGAGGCATCCGGAAAGACAGTCAGCCTCAGGATATCCAACATCCCCACCGACATCGAGATGAAGGCCCTGCTGGCGACGGAGGAGTTCAAGGGGTACGCCTGGGTGCAGCGCATCCGCTGCGAGCTGCTCTCCCGTGCCATCACCTGGGTCAACGGAATCAGCATCCGGGACCTTGCCGAGGACCAGCGGATGGTGGTTGACCCCACCTCCAAGGACAGCTCCAAGGTGGATATCCAGGTTGCCCTCCGCAACATCTTCCTCGGGTGGGGGCAGGAGGTCCTCCGTACCCTCTGGAAGGTCCTCATGGTCCACTCCGACAGGATTGAGAGGCGCATGAAGGCCTGCTTCCCCGAGTCCACCCTGATGACCGAGGTGGAGCGCCGGTTCTTCGAGGCCGCCCTCAAGGAGATAAACGATGCCAACAGGGAGGTCATCGAGGACACTGCTGCCAGGGTGATGGAGAGGGAACTCAAGTCGGAAGAGAATGACACCAAGGAGCCCGGCACCGAAGGGGCCAAGGGCTAAGAGGGCACAGTAGATGGCGGGCATACCACTAGACCCAAGGGTCGTCCAGGAAACCCTCAATAACCTGAACCAGGTTTCGACCGTCATGGCCGCAACCATGGACATGCTCATCGAGAAGGAACACCAGCTCTCGGAGGTGATGAGCAAGGTCGCCGACAGGTTTGAGGAGATGGCCCTGGATGCCAAGAGGACGGTAAGCCAGACAGACGCCCTGGAGGGGGAGTTCAGAGGGGTCCTCAGGGCCGTATACGACATGAACCGGAGCGACTTCTTCCGGGGGAAGGCGCTGGGGGACATAAAGAAGCGGCTAGAGGAAATCCACAAGGTGGCCATGAGGGTCAGCAAAGACCCCGACTACGGCAAGGGGCATCAGGCGGCGGCGTTAAGGGCCCTGGGCACTATCGAGAAAATCCTTGGGGAGATAAAGAAGAAGGCAGAGGCGGCAGGGGGGAGGCTCAACGAGGCGCTTGACCCGCAGTCGGCGGAGGAGTTCTCGGACGCCATGAGGAAGGCGGGCGGGAGCATCGAGGCGGTCAACGTCAAAGCGCAGCGGATGCACGGGGTCATCTTCAATACCCTTAAGACGGTGAGGCAGCTTGAGCCGCTTATGAAGCTGTTTGAACATAGGCCTGCCCCGGTGGAGAGGCGGGGGATGTTTGAGCGGAAGGTGGCCAAGGGGGGGGATGCCGTAAAGGGGTTCCTGCGCAGCATCCCCCTGGACAAGGAGGGAAGGCCCGACACCCGCCTCATGAGCGACGACCAGAGGAAGGAGCTTAGGAGGTATGCCAACCGTATAAGCCGTACCCAGGACAAGAACCTGGACAGGATGGTGGGAGAGATCAGCGGGCGGGAGGGGATGGCAGGAGCACTCGACCGTTGGCGGACAAAGAAGGCACTGCAAAGCGCCGCATCACAGGTCTTGGCGGGAGGCGAGATTACAGGGGGAGCAGAGACGACCATCGGTCGGGTGGTTGCGGGCGGAGGCTCGTGGACAGCGGGCCTAGAGGGGGTAATGTCGGGGATAGGCGAGGCCGACATACTGGTGGGTGCCCTCTATGCGCTGAAGAAGGGGTTCGACGGGATGATTGAGAGCAACAGGGACCTCTATTCCCGCCTGGGCACGGGGGGCGGCCTCTTCACGGGGCCGCAGGCACCCGCATCGGCGCTACAGAACGTGCGCATGAACCTTACCCCGCTCCTCAACCTGTACGGGCAGACCTACGACAGCAACCTCAAGATGGCGGAGGCCATCACCAAGTTCGGCGTCAGCGTCGGCGACCTCTCCGACCTAGGGAACGACCTCAACAACAACATCATAGGGAAGGCGGGGGGGCCGGTAGGAGGAGGGATTGCCACCACGGTGTTCGGCGGGGCGAGGCTGGCGGGCCTGGACCAGGTTGCCGCCACGGAGCAGGTGATGAAGCTCCTCCAGCAGTACCACGAGTCGCTGGAGGGCACGGACGCCTTCTTCAACAAGCTCAACATGGACACCAAGGCGGCCGGCATCACCTCCGTCAAGTACATCCAGATTCTCGACGAGATATCCGGGCAGTTCGACCATATGGCAAGGGGCATAGACGACGTCACCTCCGCCCTCCGCATGCTGGGGCACACCGGAATCCTCACCTCGGAGCAGGTCACGGACGCCCTGAAGGCCATGACTACCAAGACCACCCCGGAGGTCGGGGCCTTCCTGGCCATGCAGCCCGCCTTTGCCCAGAAGACCGCCAGGGCCCTCCGGGCAGCCCAGACGGCCGACGTGGGCACGCAGGCGGAGAACGCCTACAACGCCCTGGTCGATGCCTTCCAGAGCACGGGCATGACCAAGGAGGACGCCGCCAAGCGCCTGAAGGCACAGGGCATAACCGTCGATACCCTGAGTGACATGAGGACCGACATGAGGACCAATGTCGCCGCTAAGGCCACCATGGTGGCGGGGCAGGTCCTTACCGGGGTGGGGGATGCTACCAAGAAGCAGGCGGTGGGCTCCGCCCTGGAGAACCTACAGGCGGGGAGGCAGGCCCTCCAGGCCACCACCAACTACCTGGCCAATCCCACCAGGGGGGCGCTTGAGCTGGCGTTCCAGCCCAACATGGGGCCTGCCGCCGCAGTGGCGATGAACATCACCAAGCTACAGCAGGTGCTCATGCGGGCGGGCGGCCTGGGCCAGACCCCCGAGGCGGCCATGCGCACCTTCATCCTCCACCCGGAGCAGATGGCGGGGCGTGCCATGGAGATAAACCAGCTCGCCAACGCCCTCCAGCTCAACCCGGAGGACATACCCAAGCTCCGTACCGCCGTCATGGCCGGCGCAGGCGCAGAGATACAGGACGCCCTCAAGGGTGCCCTCCCCACGGAGGAGTACCAGAAGATTGCGGGCTACCTGGGGATGGGTGCCGGGGCCACCAAGGAGGACGTGATAGGCCGTCTCGGCTCCAGCACCGACGACCAGACCACGGCGATGGAGGGCCTGTCGTCCGACTGGGACACGTTCACCCAGCTATGGGAGCGTGGCGGGCCGCTGTCCAAGACCCTGGAGGACTCCGCCAAGGCGCAGGGGCTTGAGCTTAAGACCCAGGCGGCACGTGACCTCGGCATGGCCCTGACGACTACCAACGACTACCTCAAGGAGATAACGGACTTCCTTACGCATCAGATTTATGAGCTGATGACGGACATCCTGGAGGCCATACCCGGCCACAAGGTCAACCCCGCCGAGCAGGCCAGGAAGGTGGCAGAGCTGGAGAGGAGCCGGGGGATGGCAGGCGATACCAATGCCATCCTCAAGTCCATGACCGGCGAGCTGGGGGACTTCGGGCCCAAGGCCACCGTCCAGACGGACCTCGACAAGGCGAGGAACATCCAGGCCAACCTACAAGCGGAGGTGGACAGGATGCGGGGGGACGTTGCGGACGCCCAGGCCGCAGCGGAGAAGGACCCCACCAAGAAGGCCGCTGCCGACAAGGCGGCCTCCGACCTCGCCGACAAGCAGCAGATGCTCATGCAGGTGGGGGCGACCGTGGACAGCTCCCAGAAGGCGCTCCAGCAGTTCCAGGACTACGAGGCGGGGAAGACCAAGCTGACGGAGACCCAGGCCGAGGGCATACAGGGGGTGTTCGAGGGCCTCCAGCACCGTATGGGCGGCAGCTTCGGGGGCACCCGGTACGACCTGTTCTACCACCCGGAGAGGGCGCTGCCCAGGGGGGCGCAGCCGGGCGCAGCGGCCACAAGCCCTGCCGTGGAGGGCGTAAGGCCTGCCGCCGAGAAGGGCACCAGCATAAAGACCACCAATGTCAGCAACAGCGTCACGATGGGGCTTGCCCAGGCGGCCCCCGCCAAGCCCGTGGCACCGGAGAAGTCCACGGAGGCGGTCAACCCGGACACGGCAGGGGTGGCCAAGGCAGTGGTAGACCAGCACAAGGCCGCCAGCACGAGGACGATGGTGCAGTAGCATGGGGAGCACAGGCCTAGCCAACGTCACAAGCGCTATCGCAGGGGCGGAGGGGTACGGGGCCAGCCCGAACAACAGCCCGACCCGCAACAACAACCCCGGCGACATCAAGGGCACGTCCGGGCAGCTCAACACCTACCCGGACGTGCAGACGGGCCTGTCCGCCTTGCAGAGACAGATTGACATCATAGCCAGCGGCACCAGCCCCACCTACAACGCCTATGCCCGCTCCCTGGGCCTGTCCGACAGCTCGCAGCTATCCATACAGCAGGTGGGCTACCTGTACGCTGACGGCAAGGACGACCCCTCCGGTTACCAGAACTGGGTCAACAACGTCTCCAACTCCCTAGGCGTGGACCCTACCACCAAGTTCTCCGACGCAGTGAACGGCTCGGTGTCCACCTCCACCCCCTCCGCCCCCTACTACCAGGACTCCAACCCCCCTGGGTCCGTGGCAGGCATAGGCAGCGGCAGCGGCCTCAACGCCCCCGCCTTCCTCAACAGGCAGGCCATGGAGGCGCAGTCGGTAAACCTGGACAACCCTACCTTCAGCTACGGCTCCCTCTTCCCCGACGTCGTAGTCCGGGCCGGGCTGAACGAGACCCCGTGGTACGCCGACAAGGACCTGGTCACCGGGAACCCGAAGGTAAGGGGTTCCGTGGAGCCTGTGGTATTCGAGGTCATGCTCAAGGGCAGGGACGAGTACATCCTCTCCTCGTCCGGCCAGAGGGGGGACACTACCGTGCCCGGTGCCCCCATACAGGTGCAGCTCAACGCCTCCCTCAAGAGCATCAACACCACCATGAAGCACGTCTATACCCCCAAGCGCACCCGCACGGGGTGGCACATCACCATGTGGGGGATGCAGGCGGACCTCATAGAGGGCGCATGCACGACCGGCGTGTTCATGAACCAGCTCGGGCTGACGGACTTCTTCAGCACCTCCTCCCTCAGCAACGAGGTGACGCAGATAGTGGCCAGCGGCTTCAGGTCCATCTCCCAGGGGGAGGGCAGCTACCCCCTCGTGGGCATCCCCATCCCCCAGACCTTCACGGACGTTATTACCGACCCGGCCACCGGGCAGGAGTATACCGACTCGACCCAGCTCTATACGAACTACCGGCTGGGCGGCCAGCAGGCGTCGTCCGTGCAGAGCGCCGTCGTCACCGAGCAGAACGCCGACCAGCTCCAGAGGCTCCTCAACACCGCCTCGGGGCACGACCCCGCCAAGGCGTTCAGGGTGGCGGCCCAGGACGCCTTCCAGGAGTTCCTGTCCCTGTTCAAGAACAACGGCATCGTCTGGTTCAACACCCTCAGCCAGCCCATAGGGGCAAAGAGCCAGGGCAGCCAGGTCAGCGAGCAGGTAGGGGTGGACGAGTGGTCCCCCCAGACCGCCCTGTCGGCCACGTCCATGAACGCCCGCAACAACGACGTGATGACGAGGGGGTCCATCATAATGAAGCTCAAGGGTACCACCTACCTTGGCTACTTCAAGAGCCTCAACTGGCAGATGGACGCAGCAAACCCCTTCCAGTGGACTTTCAGCTTCGTCTTTCAGGTGGAGAAGACGCTAGGGTACATATTCACCCCGGCGTCCGCCAGCGGGTCGTCCAATGTCTAGCAGCCCCATACCGAGGATTATCACCCCCCCGGTGACCGTCACCGCCACGCCGGAGCCTGTACCCTATGCCACGGTGCCCTCCAGCCTCGGGGTGGACAGCTCTAGGGCCAACGATATCAACGATGTAAGCGATATCCATATCGCCAGGCCATCGAACTCTCCCGTGCAGCCCCTCCTCCTCCCCATCCGGGGGGAGAAGCGCTTCATCCCCGAGGACCCCCTGGCCCTGATAGGGCAGGCCGACCAGACAGCGGCGGCCTTCGGCTCGGCGCAGTACTCCGACTTCTTCCTGACGGCGGCGAAGCAGGCGTTCACCGACTGGGTCGTGGTACGCATCCCCCACCGTGGGGTGCTTCCCAGCACGGGCAGCCCCAACCCGGCATACACTGCCACCTACAGGTTCCTCGTCAACCCGCAGACCGCCCAGGTATCCAGGAACACCGAGGACTCCCAGGCGTTTGCCCGTGGGGGATGGCAGTTCGGCATCTGGGGCGAGGGCCTGGTCAACATAAGCATGACCGGGCATACCCCCGGCTACTACTGGGCGAAGGGGCTGACGGACGAGTACGCCTACTTCACCGAGTCGTGGAGGAACCTCCAGCAGCTAGTCATAGTCTTCGAGAACAACGGCTACTGGTTCGAGGGCGAGGAGGCCAACGAGGGCCCCCTGGCCCCAGGGTTCACCCGCAGGCGTATAAAGAAGCACCAGGACGTGCAGCTCGTGGTCGCCAACTACATCTGGTACGGGATGTTCGACAGCCTTACCCTTACCCTGGACGCCGAGCACCCCTACCGGGCGGAGTTCAGCCTGTCCTTCCTGGCATGGAAGGAGAGGACCAGGCAAAGCTCCCCCTACAGCCAGTGGGGGATACAGAACAACGTGGAGAGGGGGCACTCGTACGGGGCCAAGTCCTACCCTGCGGAGGAGCAGGCACCCCCGGACGACGCCGGGCAGTTGACGGTGCTGCCGGCCGCTGCCTCCCCCGGCGGCCTGTCCGTCCTCTCCTCCCTCGCCCCCTCGGTCCTGCCCGCAGGGGCGGTCCCCCCTGCGGTGGCCTCCGACCAGGGCGTGCAGTACCTAGTCTCGGGAGGGGGGAGCGCCACGCCCAACCTCGGGCTTCTCAACCCCGTCGAGGTCTTCGCATAGATGGCCAACCAGATAAGGAACATCGCACAGACCGTCCAGGAGAGGGAGATAGTCAAGACCTGCCCGGACGTGGTCGTCTACATAGAGGGCAGGCCGTACCTCGTCAACCCCTATATCAACTCCAAGAGTTCGCAGGACCAGTCCAACGACCTCTATACCATCGTCAACTTCAACGACTACGTGGAGTCGTTCTCCGTGGCCTACGACGTGGACAACCTCGTCCCCTCCGGCAGCTTCAGCCTCAACGTCCCTGCCGCCAAGAAGTACCTGTTCCAGGCACCGGGCGGTGCCAACATCATAGGGAGCATGATGCAGGTGCAGGTGTTCGCCAAGGGGTACTTCCCCGCCCAGAACGGCAACACCCTCTACTACCGTGTCTTCAAGGGCCTCGTCTCCAGCGTCTCCCACACCGACACCGGTACCGCCTTGCAGATAGCCGTCAACTGCGTCGGGGTGCTGCACTTCCTCGACCTGATGTACATAGACCTGGGCCCTGCCCTGCTGACCAACTCCCCCCTGCCCGCCGTCCCCATGAACACCAACCAGTTCATGATGAACCCCTACCAGGCGCTCGCCGACACCTTCCTGCGGGCGGTCACCCCGGCGGGCTTCCAGCTCAACGCCATCCAGCAGGCTGCGCTCGACAGGGGGTCGGACTGGACCGACGCCGTGACGGCAGGGTACATCAACAAGTGGCAGGCCATCCTTACCAACATCATGCGGGACGTCAGGATACTGGGCTACAGCCTCAAGGACTCCGTCTTCAACTACGACGCCGCCGCCCTGAACACCGTCTTCACCAAGCCCTCCGACGATGCGGTAGGGCAGATGGCGGCCTCCATACGCTCCTCCAGGAACAGCCAGGTCCCGAAGAAGTCCGTGGCCGAGCAGGTCGCCGACCAGGACTTCTACGTCACCATAATGAGGCGCTACCTGCCCGACATGCAGGTGGGGCAGATAAACCTGCTGAACGGCAAGATTATATCCCGCCTGGAGCGTATAAGGGCGCTGGTGAACCTCATCTCCTACGAGGGCTACCAGGACTTGGACGGGGCCATCATCTTCAAGCCCCCCTTCTACAACCTGGACGTCACCAACCTGGGGACCGGGGCCAACTCCCCGGGCACGGGAGGCTCGGGGACCCCCGGCGCAACCAGCGCAGCCAGCTACATACGGGAGGACGCCAACCCCTTCGTGGCCTACCTCAGCGAGATTGAGGACGAGAGCGAGACCGAGGACGAGGCCGGCGTCAGGGTGACCCGCATGACCATCCAGCCGGACTGGCTGCCCAACTACCACTTCGGGGCGGCCACCAACATCCTGCCGGTGGCAGAGCATATCGACATCGCCAAGCTGTCCAAGTTCGGCCTGCGTGAGCAGCCTGCCCGCCAGCTCCCGTTCCTGGGGTCCGGGGACGACTTCGCCATGTACACCTATGCCGTGAGCGAGCTTAACCGGGCCAACAGGGGGTACAGGACCTACTCGTTCACCATCCCCCTCCGCCCCGAGATACGCCTCGGCTTCCCGATGTACATCCCCCACAGGGACATGTACGGGTACATAAAGACCGTGAGCATCTCCTACCAGCAGGGCGGGGCGGCCAACATGCGCATCGTCCTGGACACCGTCCGCAAGCGCCCCCTGCTCCCCGGATACTCCAGCATAACAGGCTCGGACGGCACCCAGAGGCAGGTAATCACCTATACCAGCCAGGGCAACCTGGTGATGCAGTGGACCACCGGCTCCCAGAGCCGGGGCAGCACCTCCAACCCCCCCTCCCAGTCCTCCTCCCAGACCTCCCCTGGAACGGCCTCGGGGATGGGCGGCACGGGCACCGAGTCCACCGACCCGATGGTGGACCTCAAGGGCAACCCCACCACCATAAAGCAGCCCCCCGGCACGCCCTTCTACCCCCAGGAGTGGGAGTATATCATGCAGCAGAAGGAGAAGCTGGGGTCCCTCTATGCCACGAGGTTCGACACCACCACCAAGAGCTTCCGCATCCAGAACGACACCACCACCTCGGGCGACACCAAAGTCGGCGGCTCCTCCTCCCCGACCCTCGTCGTCGGGAAGCCCTTCTTCAGCGCAGACAACTGGATGCCCCACGGCATCGACACCTTCTACTTCAAGAAGATTCTGACCTGCCAGCCCTATACCGACGAGAAGGGGTACGAGCTTATCACGCCCTTCCCGTGGGGGAGGTGGATAGACGTCAACACCGCCATCAGGGAGTCCCGCCTGGGCATACTCTCCGAGACCTCCAGCCTCCAGGGGGCAGGCACCGTGCAGGCGATGAACGTCTTCCTCTTCGCAGGGCTGGCCACCCCAACCTCCAACGACATGAGCAGCAACCTCGACAGGGCGCTCAACCAGCAGTTCAAGAGCACCGTCAACGGCCAGCAGGCCTCGGGGTACGACTCCGTGGAGATGGACTCAGTCATAGAGCTTCTCACCCCCAAGCCGGGGGACGTCGGCAACGACACCTCCCTGACCAACATGAGCCAGCCGGACATGCAGAACCAGGTATCGGAACTCAACACCATAGAGAGCCGCCTGGGAGTATTCATCACAGGCGGGACCTCCCTGCCCAACCAGCAGACCTTGAAGGGGGCAGAGACCACGGCCTCCCCCAACCCGCTCCCCCCGCAGGAACAGGGGGAGGGGCAGCAGCAGGGGGCATTCAGCATACCCCTGGAGGAAGGCACGCCGCTAGCAGGATAGCGCCATGGAGCTGAACTACAGGGAACCCGTATCCGCCCACACCAGGGACATGGAGCAGTTCGCCGTCTTCCTGGGGACGGTGATGTCCGTAGACTGGGAGCGGCACGTATGCACCGTAGAGGACCTGCGCACCAGGGTGGTCTACCGTGAAGTAGGCATCCTCCCCGCCTCCCACAGCACCTACGAGTCCACCGACGTGCAGATGCCCGAGGAGGGGTCCACGTGCCTGTGCGTCCCCATCTTCTACGTGGGGGGGCACTCCCAGATAGCCGTCCTTACCTGGACGGTCTCCCATGCCAAGCAGGCCATGGACGCCATAGCCAGGAAGGACTATGACACAATCCCCGGCCTCAACGAGCGCAAGCGGGGCAACTTCAGGAAGGCTTACCCCGGCCAGCGGTCGTCCTCCAGCATGGACGGCTACACGGAGAGGTACAACCCCGGATGGGACAGGTCCTCCCGTGGCCTCGACCGGGAGGCAGTGGACCCCCACCGCCGTACCTGGAGCACCGTCACCTCCAGGCACGTGGACTACTCCGACGCCGGGCCGAGGTTCGAGGGCCCTGCCGTGCGCCCGGACGCTGACGGAGTCTCCCCAACGACCATGCCTGACGGCTCCAGGGAGTATGCCGTCTTCCTCCAGCCGGGGGCCAAGCTATCCGACAGGTACCTGGGCGGCAAGCAGGACGTCCTGCCCTTCACGGAGCGTGTGCTCCGTGTTCAGGAGTTCGCCCTCGACTACCCCCTCCCGCCCGAGGTCATGCAGACCGACCTCCTGGACCACGTCCTCGGTACCACCCAGGACCCGTGGAAGAGGACCACCCTCACCGCCCAGGGGAAGTTCCAGGTGGACAGCGCCACCTACCTGGCGGACCAGGACTTCGACCATCCCACCGACACCTCCAAGCACCCCGTGGGCCCTACCCTGGGCGAGGGGGCCACCCCGGCCCGCAAGGGCTTTGTCGTGGAGCATGCCGAGGGCACCCTCGTGGGCTGGAACAGGTTCGACAAGGGCACCTACGGCAAGGTCCTGAAGCCCGTGCTGTCGGCCCTTACCCATGACGGCAGGTTCGGGGCGGACTTCCAGAGCGGGTACAACCCTGCTGCCGACTCCACGGACCATGCCGAGGCCCGCCTGGCGGCGGCGTGCTACTCTACCCGCTTCCCGAGCGAGTACAACACCACCCGCTGGGAGGTCGCCAAGGAGGGGATGCTGACCTTCGAGGTGGGCAGCACCATCCCCAAGGAGAACGTCAAGTTCAGCCCCCCCTACGAGCACCCGCACGGGGCGGGCAGGAGCGTGGAGGGGCACCTGGTCGGGAGCCTGAAGCTCGTCGTCGGCAAGAACCGGGACGAGGAGGACTCCGTAGACCTCCAGGCGATGGGCCAGACCGTCCTGCGCCTGGGTAGCGACGACGCCAGCCTGCCGGACTCCGGGCGCAAGGTCCTTACCCAGAGCAGGCAGAACAGCGACGCCGTCCAGAAGAGGGCCCTCCAGTACTGGGCCAAGCCCAAGGCGGGGCCGGGGGACGCAGGCGACCTGGAGAACAAGACAGGCATGGAGAGCATCAGCCTGAGGCTGGCCACGGACGGGGCCATAGTAGCCAGGCTGGGGGCACGCAAGGACGGGGTGTCCGTGCAGAGGCGGCACCTGATGAACGGCTACTCGGACGGGCCGGGCAAGCAGTTCGACCCCACCGCCAAGAACTCCCACAGCCCGGGGCGGCCGGCCTATGCGCCGGGGGACCCTACCTACAGGTTCCACGACCTCTCCCGGTCCGGCTCCCCCCAGGGGAGGGGGTTCGTGCCCTACAACGACTGGCTCGGCAACCCCGTCCCCCCCAGCATGGACGCCCACGGGGAGTCGCTCGACCTGCACTTGGTCAGGGACGCCCTGGTGCGCATCGGCAAGAACCCGGCCTCCTGGCAGTCCCTCATGCTGGACCTGGACGGCGGCATAGTGGTGGCGGCCGGCAAGGACAAGCAGGGCAGGTCGCTGACGGGGGCGCTGGACGGCGGCGTCGAGATGACCATCGGCAAGAGCAACGCCAAGAAGGGGCTGCGGCTGGAGGTGAACGGGGACGTGGACCTGATGGTGTACGGTAACTTCCACCAGCACGTGACCGGGGACTACATCCTGGAATGCACCAACTACCGCAAGATAGCCAAGGTGGCCAGCGTCTCGACTGCCCAGACCATACACGAGGTGGCGCTGAGCCTGCATACCACCGAGGCACCCGACATCCAGAACAACGGGATAAGCTACCCGTACCAGGCATCGCCGGACCCGGGCCTGGACCCGCTGCTGGCATAGGAGAACATGGGCGGATTCACGCAAGCACTGAAGAACGCCGAGATTTGGCCCATCAAGGCCAAGAAGAAGGTCCAGAACTGGAACCCCCTGGGGGACAAGACCGTCGAGAGCCTCTACCACAAGAGCATGGAGGACGGGCGGGCGCTGGAGACCAGCATCACGGACGCCAACCACTGGCTCATCCAGAGGCGCAACGGCCTCAACCGGCATATCCAGCAGCTCTTCAACCACATCAAGACCTGCACGGACGGCAAGCTCGACAACCCCTGGCGTGCCATCAAGTACGGCTACGACATCATCAGCTACATGAACCAGATAGCCAAGCTCCAGCAGGAGATTACGGGCCTTATCCAGGCGATGGTCCAGAACGTCGGCATCATCCAGTCCATGGAGCGCAACATCCTCGCCAACATCCAGGCGAACCTGAACGCCATCGCCTCCCTGCTGCACGACATCTGCAACTGGGCGCTCCCCGACCTCCCCGCCATCCCCAACATGTTCGCTGACGGCATATGGCACTGGAACGGGTTCAACTTCTTCCCGCTCTCCTCCTTCGTGCCGCACCTGAGCTTCGACATGAACTTCGCCTTCGGGCAGTGCCAGCTCCATGTCCCCAACGTCAACGTGCTCAGGAACTTCCCCAGCCATGTCTCCGGCTACAACGGCCTGACGTGGGGCACCCCGATATTCGACCCGCCGCTCGGGGGCCTCATCCCCGACACGGGCACCAACCTGAGCGACCCGGCGTTCGTCCAGAGGATGCAGTCCACGACCAACAAGCCCTACTTCACCAGCGACCCGAGCTACCCCTACCCCTTCAACCCGCAGTCCACCTCCTCCGCCACGGGCAGCCCTTCCGGGGCAGGCGGCACGGGCACTGCCGGGATATCCAGCGGCACGGGCGGCACCACGGCCCCCACACCCTCCATGCTGGGCAGCCTGCCCAACCCCAACATGGTCATCTCGGCCTACCGGATGCCTGCCGACACCTACCAGGGCAACATCGTCAGCCTGGTGCCCAGCCTGGGCAGGGACGTGGTCGAGCCTGCGGACCCGGACTACCCTAGCCCCGACCTTGGCACCCGCCAGGCCAACCTGAGGGCCGACCTCCTCCGCTACGTGACGCTGGGGGCGGTCGTGGACAGCGGGTACGACCCCTACCTCACCTCCGCATGGCTGTTCTACGTAGGCGGGGCAAGGGGAGGGAGGCTCGGCCAGTGGATTGCCAACTTCCAGGCGGCCTACCAGCAGTATGTGCAGCCCTCCCTGGACTACCTGGCGGGCAGCCCCATACCCTGGAACAGGGCGCTCCCGGGCACCGTGCTCAATGCCGGGCCGCAGGCAATCCCCCTCGTTACGGCCCTGGCCGGGATGACCCCCCTTGCCCAGGGCACCACGCTATGGAAGCTGTCCTACGTCGAGGCCGCCATACTAGGCTACCCACGCAACACCCGCTGGGACGCCCATGCCGACCTGAACTACACCGGGGGCTTCACGGGCACGGACCTCGACTATGCCTCCGTGGCCATAGACTATACCTCTACCACCACCATAACGCTGGGGGAGGGGGAAGCGGCCTACCCCGTGCAGTGTACCTTCCCCTCGGCGATAGGGAAGGTCCTCCAGCAGGTCATCCCCGTGGCCGACAGGAGGATACAGCTAGACACCTCCTTCCAGAGCGTCCATCCCCAGTGGCGCTATACCTACGACCAGTTCGCCATCGCCGCCCCGGTGGACAGGTTCACCCAGTTCTGGCGGGAGTTCAACGGCAACCTCCAGAGCCTCCTCCTGCTGGACCCCTATGTCGTACAGTTCGTGTGCGCCTACGAGGCGTCCCTGGACTCTGCCATAGACCCGCTCGGCGACCCCTCCGCCTACAACACCGTCAAGACGGACGCCAACAGCCGCAGCCGTGCCTGGACCCCAGGCTCCCCCCTCCTCAAGATTCCGGTCGCCCCAGTGGTCGTGTACTCCAACGCCTCCGCCTCGGTCGACCCGGACAGCAACGGCTGGCCGGGAGGGGTCCTCGACCCGGTCGCCTACCTCGGCAGGCCGGACATCCAGGGGCAGAGCATCCCCGTGCAGATGGCGATGCTGGGGTGCAATGAGGCAGCCTCCAACCTGATGCGGCTCAAGAACACCGTGCAGCAGCAGGCAGCACTTGCCATCAGCACCGTCCAGACCCAGATACAGGGGCTTTCCAACTTCGGCTTCCAGGTGGAGTCCGCCAACGTGACCACCACGGTACCTCCTGGCACGGGGGGGGCGCTCGTCCAGTTCGACCAGGTGGACTTCGACCTGACGGGCTATGTCACCAGCGAGACGACCTACACCATCACAGCGGCAGGGGCATACGCCATCACCGGGCAGCTCATGTGGGGGGCCGGGGAGGCAGGGGTAAGGACGGTCACCGTGTACAATACCTCAGGCTCCCCCCCCGTCACCACGGTCGTGGCCGACGCCTCTACCGACCCCAGCGAGGCAGGGCCGGTATCCCTGCCGTTCAACGCCCAGGTGAACCTTGTCCTGGGGGACGTCCTCACGGTAGTGGCCACCCACAGCCTCCCAACGGCACAGGACATAGAGCCGGGGAGCATCCTGACCTGTGTCATGTACGCCTCCTCCGAGCCTACCCCTCCCGTCCCCCCGTCCCCCTCTACCGGCGGCACGCAGGTCTTCACCGCCGACGCCGACCTGGGGGCGCTCAC